GCTTCTAAGAGCCAAGTAGATAAAATATTATTTAATAACAGAAAAGAAGTAGACATCAATACTAATGGATCTGGATACACTATCAAAGAAGGATCTAACAAAGGAAAAACATTGGGACACATACAAATTCCAACCAAGCAATTCAAATCCTAAATAATAAAACAATATATTTTTAAAGTAGTAGACAATTGTAATCCTTTTAAATATACTTTATAAATGTCTTATTTAAATGCAAACATACCTCCCATATATTGTAAAATTCGGAAAGAATATCTTTATGATTTGGATACTAAATATAGTAAAGAAAGCGAAGAGTGTGTTATCTTTGGTGTTGCAAGTATTACCAGTCGTGCGCTTTTATTTCATATTATGTTACCGAACGGGGCTGTCTATTATCGGTTGCCTATCTCAGCGTTTTTCCAAAAACATTTTTCTAGATCCGAAGTGCCTGATATGTCAGTTGACGAATTACAATTGTGGAACTGTTTTAGTTACTATCCTTCTATTATTAATTTTAGTTTTTTAAGTGGACAACAAGGAACATTTTTTGGAAAAGATAAAAAAGAATACCCAGGAACCTACTTATTCACTGTGGACTGGGGACACCCTGACTCCAACACACTCAATATCGAGCATAGTGAAATTCCTCAAGAACATAAGTGCGCACATATTCTGGAGCTTAGCAACGGCAATTATGCTGCTCAGCCTAATAATAGGATTTTGTGGAATATTCCTAGTTATACTACTAAAATCTCTAAGCCAGACTATAAAGTACAAACTACGTATTGGAACGTAGAGAACAAGGGATGGAAAACAGAGGATACTAATAATATATTTTACGATATAAAAAAATAATGAAACTTTCTGCAAACTTTCAATTAAGTGAGTTTGTTAAATCTCAAGTTAAAACACATACAAATTCCTACTAAATATCTTTAAAAAGTCTCTCATATATCAACATAGACACGCGAGATAGACTCTTGACAATACGACAGTACCCCCATATATGGTGAATTACAACTATAACAAATTAATGATACCTTATACTTCAGATGAATGGATATTTATATCCACTCCTTTAATTCCTCACCCATAATTTGAGTAGCAATATTTATTTTCTTACGAAGGGCTTTTACAATTTTTTCATCTACTGTTTTAACAGCAATTAGATCTACATAGGTTACCGATTTCTTTTGTCCTATTCTGTGTGCTCTATCTTCTGATTGTAATCTTTTTTCTAAATCATAACCGTTAGAGTAATAAACAACATTACTAGCTGCAGTTAAAGTTATACCATAACCACCTGTTTGAGGATTACCAACAAAGAACCGCGCATCGGATTCTTTGTCTTGAAATCTATCAATAGTTTTCTGTCTTTCTTCTGAAGAAATTGCACCATAGTATTGAACAATAGATTTAGGACCATAAATAAGCTGTTGGTTTTCATCTTTGGCTGTTGATATGGCTTCTACAATAGCTTCAATATCGTGAATATAATTAGCCCATATGATAACTTTACCCTCAACTTCTTCCAATACTTTTAAAAGTTCTTTTAGTCTATTATTTTTAAGATTGGTTATAGTACCATCATCATTTTTTAAATGACCACAAGTAATCTGCTGTAATCTCATCATTTGCGTTAATACGTGGGGTGCGGTTGCTATTTTGCCTTTTAGTAAAGCGAGGGCCGCGGATTTCATAGTAGCGTAAGCTTCCTCCTGTTCGTCAGTTAATTCAATTTCTCTTTTAATATAAATTTTATCCGGAAGATCTAAACAATCTTCTTTTAAAACACGATAGGAAAAAACTTTTAATATTTCAGATAATTCGTCCAATCTTTGATAATGACTTATAATTTGTACCCTACGTCCACCAAAGTTTTTATCCAGCATAACTGCATACCTATTTCTAAAAGAATAGAAAGAGCTATGTCCTAATAAATCTTCATCTAAAAAACCACATTGAGTATATAAATCTAATGGACTTTTTGTCACAGGGGACCCGGTAAGAATCCTTCTATAATCAGCAAGTTCTCCAAGAGCAACAATAGCTTTAGTTCTTTTGGCTGTGGGTGTTTTGATGGTGGTAGATTCATCTACTGCCATCATAGTTTTGTGGGTTCTTAAAAATTTAGCTGCAAAGTCTAGACCTTTTTTCGTACTAAACGCCTCAACATTCATAATGAGGACGTGAAGGTCATATCCAGTTTGGAATAAAGTTTGATACTCTTTGTCCTTTGTTTTGGATGTTGAAGCAGTCCAAAGTACCATTTTGGGTTGTATGTGACTAGCTAAATGTATGGGTATTTCAGAAGAATACCAGTTTCTATACACACCTTTTGGTGCTATAATAAGCGCCCCATTTATTTTACCTTTGTCATATAGCATGGCTATATTATCTACTAATACTTTACTTTTTCCTGTTCCCATTTCCATGAAATAAGCATAAACCTTTTTATCCCATGATTTTTCCAATGCAGTAATTTGATGTGCATATGGCTTAGTTTTAAATTTATAGTTCATAATTATTTTCTTCTTTCTACTTGACAGATATATAGTAATGATTATATATATGTCAAGAAAGAATTATAGAATGAAGAATAAAATTTTTGAGTTATATAGACCGAAATCTTTAGAAGAGTTTTTATCTTTTAAAAAAGAGAACCCTAAAGAAAATTTCGTATATGTGTTACAAAGTCCACCATCAACTATAAATATTTTAGGTGCATCTGATTTTGGATATTTAGTTATCTGTCTTCCTAACCATGGACCAGATTCACAAATTATATTTTCATCTATTCCTTTTGGTTTTAAAATGAGAAAAAATTTAAAAGACTTCAGACCACAAGATTATTTATTGCTAATAGGAGATCCATCAGTAATTGGAGCTTCTAATGCAATAGTAAGTGACATAACAAACGGTCAATTTAACCACTTGAAATGGGATCGACGAGAGGCTAAATACTATCCAATAAATTTCGATCTCTATCAGAAAGGATAAAGTATGAGTAATGAAGTAAATGACATGATGCTAAATGATTCAAAGGATCTTTTAGATAATGTGGAAACAACACAAATCTCAGAGGAATGTAAAAAATTAAAAAACATTGAAGATGAGATTGAGAGGACTGAGGAGTCTTTAAAAAATTTAAAAACCATGGCTGATGATATTGGTTCTAGAGTTATTCCAGAGCTACTTGCAGAGCAAGGCCTTAGTGGAATAAATTTAAAAGATGGTTCATCGGTTACAGTTAAAAGAGAATATAGGTGCACTGTTCCTAAGGAGGAGGATAGGAAACAGATAGCACATAAATGGCTTCGTGACCAAGGGTTGGGTGACATTATTAAAAATAATGTCTTTGTAACTTTTGGGAAGGGGGAAGATAACAAGGCACAACAATTGTTGGACCTTGCGGCGTCTAATGGATTTCAACCACAACAAAAATCTGAGGTGGCTTGGAATACATTGACAGCCCTATTCCAGGAGCGTGTCGAGTCCGGGCTCGACATGCCTTCTGATGTCTTTAGTACGTGGATTAAAGACAAGACTAAAATAACTCGGAAATAATGGAGAAACAATAATGAGTAATGAAGTAATGGAAAAAAAGAAAGACTCTGGATCATTGGCCTTGTTTGGTAATGATACAGCCAAGGGTTTTGAGAATATGACGCAAGAGGATCTTGCGTTACCTTTTCTCAGAATTTTGGGACAACTATCACCGCAGGTAACTGAAGGGGATGCAAAGTATATAGCTAGTGCGAAGCCGGGCATGATCTATAATACGGTTACCAGCGAACTATATGATGGTAAAAAAGGTATCAGGGTTATTCCTTGTTACTTCAAGAAGGATTTTCCAGAATGGTCTGATAGAGGGGATGGTCCAGGTGCTCCTGTGGCAGTTCATCTACCAAACAGTCCGGTAATCCAAACAGGTAAGAGAGATGGTTCTAAAATTAGATTACCTAACGGTAACTACTTAGAAGAAACAGCTTCTTATTATATTATGACTGAAACAAAAACAGGTGGGTTTACACCTGCGTTGATTACAATGAAATCAACACAACTTAACGTTAGTAAAAAATGGAACTCAATGATGAAGACCATACAAATACCTAACGGGAATGGTGGGTTTGCAATACCACCAATGCATGGGGTTGTTTATAATTTATCTTCCGTACTACAAAAGAACGATAAGGGTTCTTGGTATGGATGGGTTGTAAACATGGAACGAATTATGGGATCGGCGGATAAATCTTTATACTTAATGTCTAAAGATTTTAATTCTAATGTTTCCAAAGGTAACGTGCAAACAAAAGCAGATGTGGAAGAAGTTGCTAAAGATAATGCTCCGTTTTAAGTATTAGATTTAGTAAAGGGGCTCAGTGATGAGCCCCAACAACAACAGAAAGAAGTATAATGAAAGATAAGTTTAAAGAAATATTCGAGGGATTAAAGGTAGCATACGGCCAATATCAAAAAGGTGAAAGGGGTGAAAATGGTAAACAAGGAGGTAAGGCGTTCATTGTTAGGGGTATTGTTACAGATGATCTATGGGAGAAGCATCTCAAAGGGGAAGGTCCTGCATTGGGCATTATCCCTATTACGGAACACAATACTTGTAAGTGGGGCTGTATTGATATTGACGAGTATGATTTTGACCATTTATCTTTGGTTCGTAATGTTAGGGAATTAAAACTTCCTTTAATTGTATGTCGTTCTAAATCAGGCGGAGCCCACGTATTTTTATTTACAAAAGAATTTATATCCGCGTTTTTAATGCAAGGAACATTAAAAAAGATGGCGAAGATATTAGGTTATGAAGGATGTGAAATCTTTCCTAAGCAAACAGAAATATTAGTGGAACGTGGTGACACTGGTAATTTCTTAAACTTACCCTACCACAATGAAATGAAAGGACTACGTTATGCGATTAACGATAATGGCACCGCTTGTACACTTGAGGAATTTTATAAGCTCTATGATGTTTACTCTTGCAAACAAGAAGACCTCAAAGAAATTAAGATTGAAGAAAAAAAAATAACAGAAGCGTTTAAAGAAGGACCGCCTTGCTTAAACAAACTAGCATCTATTGGTTTTGGTGAGGGGTCTAGAAATAATGCATTATTTAATATTGCTGTTTATTTTAAACAATCTAGTCCGGATGTATGGGAAGATGAAATTGTAAAAGCTAACATACAATATATGGATCCCCCATTGAGTAATAATGAAGTTCAACAACTTATTAAATCTGTAAATAAAAAAGGTTACGATAAATATAGATGTAAAGATGCACCTATTAATTCTGTATGTCAATCGGGTCTATGCAGAATGAAACGATTTGGTGTGGGGTTTGGTGAAGAAGAAATGCCAAGTCTTGGAAATTTAACTAAGTATGCATCTAAACCACCACAATGGTTTTTAGACGTTGGTGAAAATAGAATAGAATTAAAATCTGAACAACTATACATGCCTGGTTTATTTGCTTTAGCATGTTTGGATCAAGCTAATTTAATTATACCTATTCCTAGACCAAAGGATTGGAAACAACATTACTTGAAACCAATGATGGAAAATTTACAAGAGATTGAACCATTGGAATCTTTAGACCCTATTAATGAGATTACTTCTTTACTACAAGATTGGACTACCAATAGACAGTCTGCAAGAACAATGGATGATATTCTAAATAAACTTCCCTACACGGACGATAATAAAAATTTTACTTATTTCCGAAGAGAAGATTTTTACAGTTTCTGTAAGAAAAATAATTGGGAACATGATAAAATTAAAACAGGAAATTATCTTACACAACTAGACTGTTTTGTAGAAGAGTTTAGACCTCTCATTAAAAGTCAAAGTCCTAGAGTTATTAAAATTAAAACAATGAAGAAAACGGAAGCTTCCGTTTCTAAGGTAGAGTATCAACAAGATGACTTCTAGCATAGGAATTAATTGGCGTTTAAAACTCACTCAGAAAATTGAGTTTTTACATAGGAAAGTTAGTAAACTTTCAGCAAGGAATAAATTTTTAGAAAAAAAACTAAGAAGATACAGATATGAAAACAATAATACTAGGACCACCGGGAACGGGGAAGACAACCACGTTGTTGAACTTAGTGGACGAGTTCATTCAGCAAGGGGTTAGACCTAAACAAATAGGTTACTTTTCCTTTACTAAGAAAGCTGCAAAAGAAGCAGCAAGCCGTGCGTCGGTAAAATTTGGATTGGATGTGGAAACAGATTTATCTAACTTTAGAACACTACATTCTTATGCTTTTAGGATGTTGGGGATGAGTAAAGAAAAAATGATGAAGATAGAAGACTATAAAGAATTTGGGAAGAAATGTGGCATACCCATCAGAACTGCAAACTACTCAGTGGAAGATGGTACTTTTAATTCAGATAATGAATATCTTACAATTATTAACACGGCAGCAGTAAAGAGAATGGATTTATTAGATTACTATGATTCAAGAAAGAATCTTTTAGATATTGAACGCAATACTCTATTCCTACTTGCGGAAGAACTCAAGAGATTTAAACAAGAAAAAGAACTCAAAGATTTCAATGACTTATTGGAAGATTTTATTAAAAAAGAGATTAACCCTAGCTTTGAAGTATTATTTATAGATGAGGCGCAAGACTTATCTTTGATCCAATGGGAGATGGTACGAGCTATTTGGAAGAACTCTAAGAAAACTTATATTGCAGGGGATGATGACCAGGCTATCTTTAAATGGGCGGGGGCGGATGTGGATCACTTCATTGCTTTGAGAGAAGAAGTAGATAACATCAAAACATTAGAACAATCTTATCGTATTCCAGGTGGCCCTATTCATGAGTTGTCTCAAAGAATTATTAGTAAAGTAGAAAACAGATTTGATAAACCATACAAACCTAGAGATGAGATAGGTATTTTAAAAAGATACTCCGACATCACGCAGATAGATATGTCAAAAGGAAATTGGTTGGTGCTATCTTCAGCCAACTATTTTTTAGATGATGTGAAAGAACTATGTGAATTGAGGGGATGGTATTATCAATACAAAGGACAAAACTCTATTAGCTTAAAACTATTGTTAGCGCTTAATAATTGGGAGTCATGGCGTAAAGGGTGTCATTTAAATAGTTTAGAAATTAAAAACATATATGAATACTTGGGTTCTAATGTCTTAGAGGGTTTTAGGAAGTGTAAAACTTTACATGTAGAAACCAAATACACATTAAAAGAGTGTATGGAGCAGTATGGATTAAATACAGAAAGGGTTTGGTATGAATCATTTGAGGGTTTAGATACTCTTACAGAAAACTACATCCGTAATATGAGGGCAAATGGGGAAATGATTAATAAAAATCCTCGTATCATAATGTCGACTATACATGGGGCCAAGGGGGGAGAAGCGGATAAAGTTTTATTACTACAAGACCTTACAGGAGCAGCGCTAGAAACATTCAGCCACGATCCGGACGAACTACATCGTTTGTTCTATACGGGGGCAACAAGGGCTAGAAAAGAATTACATATAGTAGATCCTAAAAATTTTGAAAGGGCTTATCTACTATGATGTTCCAATACGAGACAGGGAGACTCTCAAGGGTAAGTAGTAGTATCCCGCCGAATAATCTTTTAGACATGGATGAAGGCAAAGTTGGTTCGGTATTCCTGTTTCTTCATGCATACACCGTTAAACCAACAACTACTACACTAATTTAAAGGAGAAAAATGACAACTATATATAAGGAATTACTACAACAGGGCGTTATAAATAATAAGGCTACACTAGGTGAGTTAAGATTATTATTAACAAAAGAAATTAGTCAAATGAATTTGTTTGATGAAGAAGAAGATATTGTTTTTCAACAAGATTTTAAACGCGGTGTCAAAATTTGTTCTAAATGTAAAAAAACCCTACCCATCACTAAATTTGCATTTTTAGTAAGAAAAGATTTAAATTATAGAAGATCTGCTTGTAAAAAATGTTCTAGTGAATCAGCAATTATAATAGAAAAATTAAGATTAAAAGTTGGTGAAAAACCAAATATTTGTGATTGTTGTAAGAAGGTTGTTAACGAAATTGTATATGGTTCTAAAATTGTTTTAGATCATTGTCACCATACAGAATCTTTTAGGGGTTGGATCTGTTATGCCTGTAATCAAGGAATTGGTAAATTGGGGGATGATTTAGAAGGAGTTTTAAAAGCTGGCTTATATTTGTCAAAAAATAATATAGATTTAATTTTAAATATTTTAACTAAACAACTACAAAAGGAGAAAAAATAATATGACGACTAAAGAAGATATGGACCGATTGTTTCCAACCTCTAGGCAAGAAGGTGGAAATCATTATTCTAAACATAAAATTCAACCCTATACTTTTATTACTGCGAATGACTTGTCTTTTTTCCAGGGAAATGTTATTAAGTATGTGGTTCGTTATAAAGATAAAAACGGAGTAGAAGATTTAAAAAAGGTAATTCATTATTGTGAATTAGAAATAGAAAGGTTAAGAAATGAAATTAAGAAATAAAATATTAGACATAAGTAATCACACTACTCAAGGACATGAGAAAGTATTTACTTGGTTAGCTAAGAAATCTAAAACTAGTTTGTGGTTTACTTTTCTGTTAATGTTTATGGCTCTTTTGATTTGGTGGGGATTACAATGAGACACACCCAGATACCTTTATTCGCGCCGGACACCGAATGGGTGATGCCAGATGAACTAAAAGATTTACGCGGACATAAAGAAATCGCCATTGACTTAGAGACAAGCGATCCGTATTTAATGGAGCTCGGATCGGGGAACGTGGTTGGAAGAGGCCATATTGCAGGGATTGCAGTAGCTGTGGAAGGATGGTCTGGTTACTATCCAATACACCACGAGTCTGGTGGTAATATGGATAGAAGTTTAGTTCTCAGATGGCTTCAAGATATTTTAAAACAAGAAGATACTACCTTTATTTTTCACAATGCAATGTATGATGTTTGTTGGTTACGTTCAGCAGGTGTTACTATTAAAGGTAAAATTGTAGATACTATGATTGCTGCATCTTTGATTGATGAAAATAGAATGAGTTATCGTTTGGATACCTTAGCAAAGTTTTATGTTGGTATAGGTAAAGATGAAAAGATTTTACAAGAAGCCGCAAAGGAGTATGGGCTGGATCCTAAAAAAGATATGTGGAGATTGCCAGCGCTATTTGTAGGTCAGTATGCAGAGCGAGATGCGGAAGCAACTTTAAAACTTTGGAAGAAATTAGAAACAGAATTATACCATCAGGAATTATGGGATGTTTTTAATTTAGAAACAAAATTATTTCCTTGTCTTGTAGATATGAGATTCAAAGGAGTACGAGTGGATCTTGAAAAAGCATCTTTTATTAAAAAAGATTTGATGCAACGAGAACTAAAAATAGTTAATAGAATCAAAGACTTAACAGGTATTGAGGTAGAAATGCATGCAGCAAGATCTATCGCAAAAGCATTTGATAAACTAAAATTACCTTATGATAGAACTGAAAAAAGTGATGAACCAAGTTTTACTAAAAACTTTTTACAAAACCATCCCCATGAACTAGCAAGATGTATCGCAGACGCTAGAGAAATAAATAAAGCGCACACCACTTTTATTGATTCTATTACTAAGCATGCAGTGAGGGGAAGAATACACGCAGACATCAATCAAATAAGATCCGACCAGGGTGGAACAGTTACAGGTAGATTCTCTATGAGTAATCCAAACCTACAACAAATTCCTGCAAGGCATCCTGAAATTGGTCCTATGATTAGATCTATTTTTATTCCCGAAGAAAAACATGTGTGGGGATCTTTTGATTATTCACAACAAGAACCTAGAATTTTAGTACACTATGCAAAACTTCAAAACTTAGAAGGAGTGGATGAAATTGTGGAAGCATACAATAAAGGAGATGCAGACTTTCACCAGGTCGTTGCAGACATGGCAGGCATTGAACGTAAGCAAGCTAAAACAATTAACTTGGGTTTAATGTATGGAATGGGTAAAAATAAATTAATGTCAGAACTAGGATTGATGAAAGAATCTGCTGAAAAATTAATTAAACAATATCATACCAAAGCTCCTTTTGTTAAAAAGTTAATGGACAATGTAACTAGGAAAGCAGAGGAAAGGGGTAAGATTAGAACCCTAGGGGGAAGAGCATGCCATTTTGATTTATGGCAGCCCGTTCAATTCGGAGTATTTAAACCACTACCTTTAGAATTAGCCAGGAAAGAATATGATGAACCTTTGAAAAGAGCCTTTACTTACAAAGCATTAAATAAATTAATACAAGGATCCGCTGCGGACATGACTAAGAAATCTATGGTGGCTTTATATGAAGCTGGAATTATTCCCCATATTCAAATTCATGATGAGGTTGATATATCTGTTTCCTCGGATAAACAAGCTGAACAAATAATAGAAATTATGGAATCTGCCGTAACCTTAAAAGTACCTAATAAAGTAGATTATGAACAAGGTGCCAATTGGGGTGACATCAAATAATAATGATGATAAGATTTTTGAATGGCTGTTAAAAAAAGAAAAAGATTTAAAGAAGAGCTTAGTTTTAATATTGATATTGTAAAGGGGGTTTGTCCCCATTGTGACCAATTTACGGCCTTAGTTTCTATTATTAAAAATTATTATAGATGTAGTGCTTGTGGAGAGGACACAAAACAATATGTGAATGGTTCTATTAGATATCTTCCACTTAATATAAAACCTTATCAAGATTTAAAAAAATATGGCGAAAAAGAATAACGTAGTACACATCGCGGGTAAAAGAAGAAAACGCCCAGGGCGACACTCTAAAAAACATAAGGGTCCGAAAAGATCGGAACGCGGACAGGGATTTCCTATTTAAACACCTGGTTTAGATTTATCTTCTAAACAAGTAGAATAAATACCAGTAACAGCGATACGGTTTTGTATTGCTATGTTTTCCATTGATTTTCTTTTCTTTATAGAAGCGTCGTTACATTCCTGTTCTGTTCTATAATACATGGGTGGGTTTTCTACCATAGGTATACATGCTTCTTGGCCAATTGGGCCAATATGGCACAGCATAACTATCATAATAAAGGTTTCCATGGTCTTAACTAATTAGGTCCTAAAATTGTATATTATATATACTTGTTTGGAAACATAAATATAGGAAAAGAATGTTGCCCGCCCCGATGAGATCAGGACGAGCAAACAAAAGGTGTGAAGAGAATTTATTTATACTCTAAAATAATATGTTTGACAAGTATTGAATTATTAGTATAGTTTCCCATATAATATAAAAACAAACAGAAAGAAAAAATATGATGACAATGGAAGAAGTGACTAAATGGGTTTCAACTGCTAAAAAAGGTGAAAAAACTATGTATTATAGGGGTTTTTTTTGTGAAGATTCTTTTAAAAGTTTTGAAATGAGAAAATTTTCAAAAAATCTTTTAGACCTTGAAAAGAAAACTAATTTATTTATTTTATATCAAAAAAAAATTGAAGAAGGACATGAAAGAAAAAAACCAATTTATGAATATTGCATACAAAAAATTAAAACAGAAGGGAGTAAATAATGGCAGACCCCAATAAATTTAAATCTGTATCAGTTCCAATTGATACTTATTATAAGCTATCTTTCCTAGCGAAAGGTAAATTTTTAGATGCTGACTTAACCATTAGCAAAACCATAGAAGCACTAGCAACTAGGGCAGCTAAGAAATTAGGATATAAAAATGGAAAAACAGCTTAATAAAATTATATGTGAAGATTGTAAAGGTAACGGTTTTATTTATATTAACGTTCCCTCTTACGATGAAGTAAAGCAATGCAAAACATGTAATTCACAAGGAGAGATATTTGTCAAAATTTCTTCGGGAGAGGAAATGGATAAATTCTTACATACATCATGAAACATACTATAGCGGGTTACTATTTTGACGGAAAGGATCATTATGTTATTTACCAAGATGAAAATGGTAATACTGAAATGGTATTGGAATCAAATAAGTAAATCAGGTTGTTATTTGTCTAACTTAGCTTGGAGGAAATCATACCGTGTCTACCAACCCAGTCGCAAAGCACTTAAATAAATTTAATAAACCAAAGAGGATTGAAGACAAGCGTTACAAGAAAGAATTAAAACGAATGGTGAAAGAGTTAAAAACCGAAAGTGAAAAATTACAAGACAATTTAGAACCTATTGTAAACAATAAAGAAGAAGAACTAGATCCTGAAACCCAGGAGTATGTGGATAGTTTGAAGGAAAAATTATGACCCTTAGAAAGAAATTCATTAATTCAAGTTTAATTAATAAAACTTGTACAGCATGTAAAAAAACTTATCCAAGAGATGACCAACATTTTTATACTACCCCAACTTCAAGGGTAGATATTTATAATTACAGTGCTAAATGCATCACCTGTTATTGTGAGTATACTAATAAATATAAAAAAAAAAATAAAACTAAGAAGGCAGAAGCAGACTTAATATATTTAAAAAGTGAAAAAGGTTTTTTTAGACAACTGTGGGGCAGCATTGTAAAGTCATCGCATGGAAATGACTTTACAAATTATGAGGAATTTTTTGAGTGTTGGACAGAACAACAAAAAGTATATGGAACCAAATGCCCTTTTTACGGCTTTGAAATGACTAGAATAAGAGGACTCAGTGCAGGAAGGTCTGAGAAAAAAACAACCAATACTAATATATCTAAAGACAGGATTCTTTCTTCTGGGCCCTATAGTAAAAAAAATATTATGTTTATCAGTTGGAAGGCTAATAGTGAAAAACGTAATATATCACCAAAAACGGCTAAACGTTATTTGGAACTTGTAAAAGAAAGGTACGGTACCGATGAAATATACTAAAGAACAAAAACACCAACAAAAGTTTATACGTTATCAATCTGATTGGTTATATTATTTAGAAAAAACGATTGATCAAGGCAATACAACATTTACCAAGTTTGCCGAGGACGAAACCCAAATACCCTGTTTGTTAATTATGAATTTTATTCATCGTGTTAGAGAAGAACTAGATGAAGACTCCTATGAGTCTTTTAAACATTTTGCTTATGACATATTGGATGGTAATCCCCCCAAAGCAAAACCATTTTTAAGGGTTGTTAAATAATGGAACATAATAAAAAATTTATCTACCCCAAATGTCAACGGGAGATTATCAATGGTAAACGACACTATGATATTAAATCGGAAAAGTTACCCAGCGTCACGACCATTATATCAGCAACGCAATCCCCGGAAAAAACAGCCTCTTTAGATGCCTGGAGATTTCGATTAAAGGATAGCTTTATAAAGATACCCGACGACACTAATCCATCTGGGTTTACTTTGATCAACGAAGCGGAATACATTACCAAAGAAGCCGGGGATCGCGGAACGGCGATGCATACAATTTTAGAAGATTATATGAACAGGGATGGACAATTGGATACCCCTATGGAAAAAACTAGACTACCACATAATATGGCCATCCAGATTATACAAAATGGATTGTCTAATGTAACCGAATATTATGGACTAGAGGCAACTTTATATTATCCAGGACTGTACGCAGGAGCTACCGATGTGGTGGCAGTACATAAAGGACAAGATGCCATTATTGACTTCAAGCAAACCAATAAACTTAAAAAGAGAGAGTGGGTCGAGGACTATTGTTTGCAATTGGCAGCCTATACTATGGCCCACAATTTTATTTACAGGACTTCTATAAGCAAAGGTGTAATCATGATGTGTAGTAAAAAACTAGAATATCAGGAATTTATTATAGAAGGTAAGGAACTACAAACATATCAACATAACTTTTTAAGAAAGGTGGATCAATACTATGGACAACACAAGAAATTGGGTGTGGAAGGTAAGTAAGGAAAAGGAGCCATTTATCAAAGACATAAAAATATTAGATAATATTGCTAATGCTTATAACACTTGTGAAAGCGAAGACATGAAGCGAGTATGGAAAAATAAATGGTATGAGATGAATCGTATTATTGCTAATGAACTAAGGGAGAAAAGAAATCATGAGCATGATGCTAAGAAATTAGAAAGAATCTAGTTATGAGGCTAAGAGATTTACAAAGCGTTCTTGATAAATTTACCAATGGACAAAAAGGAACGGTTATATCGGATTGTCCTATTTATATAGAAACTAAGGACGGATATTTAGAAGAGGTTAAGAAGATAGAACTTCAACAAAATAGGCTTATTAATTCACCAGAACCGGCTAGAATTGTATTAAAAGCGGAGAGTATGATGAGATTTAAGTCTATTAGCTATAAACAGGATTAAAAGGGCCCTAGTTGAGGCTAGAACCCCTTAATTTTTGATACTATTGACAGGACAGGCACTCGTCACTGTCTTCGTCTAAACTTTCTAATGTTTCCTTGTGAAAAGGCTTACAATCGTCACAAAAGAATTCGTTGTCTCGGATGGTGAATTCCTGGTGACACCTACCACATTTACTCGTCATCTTTTTCTGTCTCTTCTTCGTTCCACTCTTCGTCCTCACAGGCTTTATCCCTGATCGTTTGGAGATCCTCCTCGATTCTATCTATGATATCCTCGATGGTTTCTTCTTTTTTACGTGGCATGATGGGTTCCTTTTGTTCCGGGGTTAAGGGATAAGGATACGCCGTCCGCGAGCCGGTGACAAGTGATAAATGGATTTTGGAGCGCGGAACGGGGTTAGTGATTGATTTCATTGACTTTTATTTAAAAGAATAGCTAAATAAGCACTTAGCTATTAATTATAGTAAATAAATGTGTACTATATCTTACCAGACATAAGGGGAAGTTAGGGGTCTATTGTTTTTTTTTATAAAATTTTTCAGTAGGGGTGGTGGTGGTGGTAGGAATAAGTCATTGGTTTTATTATCTTTTTTTTGTCATCTACCAGAGCTTAAATAAGCTAATGAAATAGCCATTATTATGTACTCTGCGCGCGAGACTTTTTTTTATTTTCATAAAAAAAATAATAGGGGTCAAAATCCCCCTTATGTGTTAGAAACCTACATGCCTAAAAGCAGCAAGAAATCTAAATATCAATCTTTACTGATAAACAAGAAAAGATACTATTTTTATAAAATAACCTGGGTTGATATTGTGGGTGACTCCGGACATGCAAGTGTGGATGAGTTTATGAAACTAATTCCTGCAACTATGATAAGTTATGGTTATATTTTTAGTAAAGATAAATCTTGCATAAGAAGTTTTGCAAGCTATGATAGTACAGACGAAGTATTTTCTGATAGAAATGTTTTTCCTGCAGGATGTATTATTAAGTTAGAAAAAATAAGTGTATGAAAAATCCAACCCTAACCAAAAACATGCCTAATGTTAAGTGGGATGAATTACCTCCAGTTAAAGGGCCTGCACCCCAGGGCGAACAACAACCAAAAAGATTTAAAACTATTTTGAAGTTTCCAAAGAGACCAAATCCTCGTTAGTATTTTCTTCGGCGGTTACATTAATTATATTTTTATGGTCTTCTAATATCTGTTTCATTTTTTCTTGTAATTCTTCTTCACTCATTTGATCTAAATTTCCCGTCAGTACTAATTTTTGATCAATATACAATCCACCAGCTTTTCCCCTTGCGACCTCCGCATTTATAGCAGCAGCCCACGCACCCTTATCACGTGCACTGTCTCTTAATTTGGCTAGTTCCCCCAAATGTCTTGCAAAATCAATTCCATATTTTTCTTGAATCTCAGCTCGTAACTCTCCAATATATTTCACAACTAATGGTGAGTATTTTATATTTCTAAGCTCGCTCGCTGCCTGCCTAGGCCTGGTTGTGTATCCCGCCTCATATGCACATTCACCTGCTGATTTTCTACCCTCATTATAAACAAGTAATTCTGCAAATTTCATTTGGCGTTCTGAAAGTTTTGCTGGTAATCCCATAATGCTTGACTTATAACGTAATTTACCGTACAAATCAACCCCTGGGGTCGGCTTACGAGGGCGAATCTTGTTATATTAGCCTAGAAACTGGGCCCCTTTAATCCGCTCGCTGGCTTGCTCACTTGTTTTTTTTTTTATAAATTTCCATTAAATCTATTATATAAACAAATTCTGGACCTGGGTCTTTATCTGACCAATCCACAGTTAAATTTGTTGCGCATGCCTCTCTTATTTCTTCTAGTAGCACATCAATTTCTTTAGTCATTGTTTCCTCCAGTTGTTAATCTAATAATATAAAATATTCCTTGGTAAAATGTTTTTGAAACCAAAATATACATTTATTCATAGTTTTATAATCTTTTTCAATTTCAGCATTTTTTATTTTAATATAAACATCCCTTGCAAATCTTGGCAGCTTGCACCCCTCACCACTATAAGGGTTTGTTTCCCCCACCATTTCGCAATCATTATATAAAACACCACATGGAAGTTTTATTTTCTTATTGTTGTATTGTATTGTTTCAGTCATGTTTTCCTCTCTTGGTTGTGCTCGCTCGCTGGTTTACAAATTTCGCATTGTTTTGTTAAAGTTACAAAATCAATACTTTTTTGTTTATTTGTTCAATTTGTTTTTTGGTCAATCTATCGCAATGTCTACAATAAATTACTTTTTTAAACATCTAAAACAAATCCGGTTGTATCGTGTTTTGCCTTGCCTTTAGCATATAGGCCAGCAATCGAATTTTTTTTATCTTTAAACCTTAAATCGCTTTTATCAGCGTCTAAAACTTTAAAACCTTTGTATATGGCCGGCAGTTTTGGCGTTCTAAAAACAGCTGAAATATTTCCACCCATTTTTAAAACGTTAAAAGCCTCGGTTTTATTGTCTTCATTTAAAGAATAAGTTAAGTGGTAATTTTTTGGGTATTCCCCTTTAACCCACCTAATAGCGCGCTTATAAATTTTGGTATAATCATAAAATTGGACATTTTTAAAATCGTTAAATATCCCCGTAATATTCCACTCAATGTCGGAGGTACCATTTAATCTTACACACGGTTTAATTTTTTCTTTTTTGCATTTAATAACAAAGGCCGTTAATTCTTTTTTTAATTGGACCATAAAACTATCACGTTCCAAAATATACCACCTTGTTTTATTAATTCTGGAGTCTTGCACGCTTTTAAATATACCCATGCCGGCAGTATTTAAACAACTAGCCTTGCATCCAAGGGACGCCTGCGGGCATACGTTAAACCCGCTGGAGCTTGCCGGGGCCAAATATAAAATAGCCGTTTTATATCCAAATTTTTGACCTTTAACTGTTTTGGCGTTTTGGTCTAAGTTTAATAATTTTTTAGGTTTTTTAAATGTTAGTTTCATAATTAGCAGTTTCCGCAATAGTTAGAATTAAATGGATTTCTATAATCGTTCCTTAAAACATCAGTACAATTTAAACAATGAAACCCTTGTTGAGCATAAAAGATTTTACCCGTTTTAATATCAATATGAGTAATTTTAAACTCACGGCGCAAATCATTCAATTTATGCTTTTTGTATTTTTCTACAAATTCCGAATTAAACTCATCTTCAACAATTTGTAGTATTTCTTTTTTGTTTAATTTCTTTAGCATACGTTCCTATATAATCCCATATAAATGAAAGTCAACCCTTTATTTTTATTTTTTTTAACTATTGACATATAGTATTATATAGCATTATATGGGACATTAACCAACTAATAAAAGAGGTGTAAATATGACTAATAAAAGAAATGACCCCTTCGGGTTTCAAAAGGCAATTAATCCATTAAACCAAATGGATGAAAAAATGCTAAAACAACTAGCTGAAATTTTTGGGGACAGCCCGAATTCAGTTTATAAAAAAGCCGTTAATAGTCTTAAACCAAAAAACAAGGGGGGACAATAATATGGGGGACCGAGTTAGCATATCGTTTAGAGATGGGGATGAAGATTCTGTTTGTTTATTTCACCACTGGGGGGGTGTGGAATTTCCAAAATATGCCTTTGACTGGTTTAAAGGTTTAAAAGAAAAAACAGGGAAAACAAAAAATTCAAATCCAATTACCAGATTTGAGCCCCGCTCTATGCTGGCCCAGTTTATCGGCCATATAGCCCAAACGCCTTATTTTAAAGAGTGTATGGGCTTTGAGCAAGTTGACGGAAAATCGGAATATAGCAAGCCTATCTATTCATCCGATTTATTATCTCATAGTATTTACTTAGGTAAAGAGCCAAACGACGGGGACAACTCCGATAATGGCCACTATACTATTGACGTAAATAAATGCAAAATGCAAAATGGGAGGGGTGAATACATTGAATAATTGACTAAACAGGGTTTCATTGTATAACTAGTGTACGATGAAACCCGAGGCCAAACTATATCAAAAATTTAAGAAAAACACCCCACTTATTAAGTGGTCACGGCTTGAATGTTGGTCTTCGTTTGGTATTCCAGATTTATTAGGATACAATGAAAATTGCGGTTTTTTCATGGTTGAATTGAAAATACAGAACGGCAATAAAATTAAATTTTCACCCCATCAAATACTATTCCACACCACCAGAACAAAGCGTAATTTTATATTAATTGAACAACCCCCGCACGCCCCGCGCTCCGGGGTAAAACTTTATCGTTCCGCTGACATCGCAGCGCTGGCCGCTGACCCGAACGCCGTCGTGCCTTTGGTCCTGAATGACTTTGAAAAAATACAAAAAATTTTAATTAAAAGCTAACCGCGCCCCGCGCCCCGCTGTCAATGCGAGAAAACGCCGCTGCGTCAATATGTCGCAGCTCGTGGCCTTTGGGCCCACCCACCCATAGAAAAAAACAAAAAGAACAAAACGAAAACGATTCGCGCGTCGCGTGTATCTGTGCTTGTGCCCTTCGGGCCCACCCACCCTAAATAAATTAAAAAAAATAAATGCTTGTGACCTTCGGGCCCACCCATTTTTTT